TAAAGGGATGAAGGTAATATAATGAAAGTTAAACAAGAGTTCTTTGGATTCAATCCTGTGATGTGGATGGGAGTCGTTGAAGACAACAATGATCCTATTAAGCTAGGCAGGTTGAGAGTTCGTATCTTTGGATGGCATAGTGGTTCATTGGATGAAGCTGATGGTGAGCCTGGTGTTGCTACTAGTGATCTGCCATGGGCTCAAGTGATGCAGCCTGTTAACAATGGTCCTAATAGTGGTGTCGGTGGTCCTGTCACTGGTATTCAGAAAGGGACATGGGTGATGGGTATGTTCTTAGATGGAGAGATTGCTCGCGAGCCTATGGTGATGGGTTCTATTCCTGGTATTGCAATGCAAGGTAATCCGAATCCCGTTAACGGACCTCCTAGTGAGGGGTTCTATGATCCGGATGGTGTCTATCCGTTAAACGATTATCTCGAGAAGCCAGATACCAATAAGCTAGCTCGTAATGAAGAAGACGAACCACATCCGATCATTAATCGTCGAAAAAATGCTAAGATGGAAGCACAGACTGGGAACTTCTACGGTTTCAATGAACCTGTGTTTGATAGCTGGAAGGACTTTAAGGCAAAGTATCCTGACAACAAGGTTTGGGAGACAAAGAGTGGCCATATATTCGAAGTAGATGATACCAATGCATTCGAACGTATTCACATCGCTCATAAGAACGGTAGCTATATTGAGATGGGTGGTGCTGCTGGTCCTGGTAATCGTATCGATAAGGTAGCTGGAGATTGGATGTTACTTGCTGATGATAATATTGTCGTGTCTAGTATTGGTCCTATAAACATAACAGCTCTTCATACAAACATACTAAGTAAGACGATATACTTGGGTACTGAGAGTGGTGTTACTATAAAGGGCCCAGTCAAAGTAGTGGGTAGTGTGCTTGCTGATGGTTTGTCATCCAAGGCTGGTGCTACTGATAAGTTTACTGCTGTAGGTGGTAGGATCGTTACTGTAACGAACGGAATCATCACGGCTGTTAGTGAGGCATAATAATGGCAATTCAAAATAAACTGTTACAAATTGAAAGGGAAGCACAGCAGGTAGTACGCCTTGCTAACATTGGTGCTCAGACTGCTGTTAAGTTAGACCTTAATGAAACTACTATCAAGATTATTAATAATAAAGGGGCTGTGGTATCGACCTATAATAACGCAGGGCGTAAGGAGAGAGGGGATGCTAACCTTGCTGCTTCTGCATTAGACATTGCAAAGCCTGATGATGCACCGCATGTAATTGAATCAAAGTCTACAATTTCGTTCAAAGAAGACGGTACTATTGACTTTGGTGATGCATCTTTCGGAGACTTATTCCCTACTGCAGAAGTAGAGCGAATGATATACGACATTGAGACGTATACAGACTGTGAAAATATTAAGCAGTTTATTAAAGACCACACTAAGGTACTAGAAGATCAGATAAAGGCAGCAGTGCCAGAGATTGCAAACTTGTCTGAGATTAATGGTCTTCTCAGCATCCCATCTAATCCATTGAAGATATTAAGGTGGGCTAGAAAGGTTGTTAGTAAGTTCTTTGGTCCATATACCCTTGCTATGATCGACCTTGCATTGCAGCTAGCTCTATTTGCAAGTGCACTAGCAAGATTAGCAGGGGCAGCTTCTGCAGCACAACAAAACTTAAAGCTATGTGCGTATGAGATTGCAGAGGAAGCTATTGACAGTGTGCTTGATGAGATTAACGAGCAGATTGGTGGTACGGTAGAGAAGATTGATAGCGTGCTTGACAAAATCGACGAAGCACAGAATGCAATTGCAAACGTAACGGGTAAGCCTACTAGGTTTTATCCACAGCAGCTAGCAGGTGGTCTTTCTGGGTTTACTCAGAACCTAACCGATGAGACTCGCAGTCAGCTAATAACAAAGCTAGATGAAGAGCTAGCTCGAGCATTCCCTACAGGTTCAAAGGAAGCGTTTGTAGCTGATATCAATGAGATCGTTAATAGAGATGTAAACGATGATGCACAGCACCCAGAAGCTGCAGCTGATCTAGAAGCGTTTGCAAATTCGGCTGGACAAGCATTACAAAGTAACAGTGCGTTTGGTTCAACGTTGCTTGGATCAGCAGGGGCGTTTTCAGGTAACACAGCTGTACCAGGTGATTCTAGCAGTGGTGTTAATGGAGAGTTTGAGATCATTACGGGTAAAGGAAGTTTCGATCAAGTAAGGTACCTTGTAAAGAACGGTATCATTACTAATGTAACAGTGGGCTTATAAGGAGAATAAAATGAGCACTAAAGATATGTTGGACAATCACGTGGCTACTCTCTGCAGAGTATGAGAAGTTTGAAGGGGGTAATAAGGCAGCGGGTACTAGGGCACGTAAATCACTTAGTGAGATTGCAAAGTTGTGTAAATTATTACGTCAAGAGATACAAGCTGCTAAGAACAGCGATAAATAATAGACAATAATAATAACTGGACGCTCTAATGGCTAGTGGTGCTCTTAACCCTATTTTAAAAGAAGTCGTTTTCAGTGATGTCAACGTTTCTTTTACACCGCATCCAGTTACTGGCAAACTACCCGTGCTTAAAAATGCGGATGCTGTTAAAAGGGCAGTCCGCAACCTTATATTAACAAACTTTGGTGAACGTCCTTATGAGCCTCTATACGGTGGTAATGTAAGGGCCCTATTATTTGAGAATACAGACGACCCTTTATTAGACTCGCTTATAAGGAGTCGTATAGAAGCTGCTATAGAGAACTTTGAGCCTAGGGCTAAGGTTGATAGGGTGATAGTAGATGTGAAGCCTGATTCTAATATGCTGGTTATTCAAATAAGGTTTACAGTACTTAACGAACGGTTCCCAGTTGATCTAGAAGTAGCAATAGAAAGAGTAAGGTAAATGGCTGCTAATAACGCACTTATAGTAACAGACATAAACTTTGATACGATCAAAGGTAATCTACAGGCGTATCTTTCTAGTCAGTCGGAGTTTCAAGACTATGACTTTGAAAGTAGCGGTATGCAGACTATTATTCAGCTGCTTGCTTATAACACGTATTATAATTCGATCTATACAAACTTTGCTTCTAATGAATCGTTCTTAGATACAGCGCTTATTAGGAACAATGTAGTAAGTAGGGCTAAGATGCTTGGGTTTACTCCTAATAGTGCTAGGGGTGCAAAAGCGACTCTAAATGTAACGGTTAATCCTGCAGGCTCTCCTTTATCAGTAGTAGTACCAGCTAACACTGCATTTACTAGTGTTGTTGATGGGGTGGGTTATACATTCACGTCTATTAATAGTACTACCTTTAATAGAAGCGATAGTGGCACATATACTAGCAGCATGGTTATTAGAGAAGGCGATCCTGTACAGGAGTCTTATACCGCAAGTTCTATTAACCCTGTACGTTACATACTTAATAACCCTAACTGCGATACCACTAGTCTTAAAGTATCCGTGCAGCAGAGCGTTTCTAACACGGCTACAACAATTTTTAAATTAGCAGACGACATAACAACCGTAAATGGAAACTCGGCCGTATACTTCGTTCAAGAGAATAATGACGGCGCTTTTGAAGTACTGTTTGGCGATAACATACTTGGTAAAAAACCATCGGATGGTAATATCGTACGTTTAAACTATAACGTATGTAACGGCCCTTTACTTAACGGTGCTAAGACATTTAGCGGTCCTGCTACACTTGCTGGTAATAGCTCTTATACCATTACTACTAGTAGTAGAGCAAGCGGCGGTGCAAATCCACAGTCTATAGACAGTATTAAGTTTAATGCACCTAAGAACTTCAGTGCTCAGAACCGTGCTGTTACTACTAATGACTATAAAAACATTCTTTTAAACAATGCACCCGATTTACAGACTATTAGTGTATGGGGTGGTGAGAAGAATAGTCCCCCCGTATACGGTAAAGTGTATATTGCTGCTAAACCGTTTGGTAGTGATTTGCTTACTCCAAGCCGTAAAGATGAATTGAAAGAATTGCTTGATAACAGAAACGTAGTAACTATTGAGCCAGTATTTGTAGATGCTGAATACCTATATGTCGTTCCCGATATTAAGGTACGTTATAATCCTAATAGTACCGGTAAGACAGCAGATACATTACTCAATCAAGTGAATAACGTAATGGCTTCTTTCAATACTAATGAGCTTGGTGTATTCAATAGCAACTACTATCTGTCAGAATTTATTAAAAAGATCGACGCTATAGATGATAGTGTAATAAACGTATCGGTTACTAATTTAATGCAGCGGCGTTTTATTCCTAATACTACACTCACTCAAGCATACCAAGTAAAATTCAATAATCCAATATACAACCCACACGTTGGACACAAGTATGCTATCAGCAGCAGTTCATTTACCTATCAAGGATTTACTTGTTACTTTGATGATGATGGATCAGGAAAGCTGCGTATTTACAGAATCGCAAGTGGAGCACGAGTATACATTAGCAGTAATGCAGGTACCGTAGATTATTCACGGGGGACTGTAAGAATGAATGCTATAAAATTCACAGCATATAACGGCGATGGTATTAAGATAAACGCTGTACCTAAGGATCAGGTAATTAAGTCTGTTAGAAATCAACTTGTACAGCTTGCCGATGCTTCTGTATCGATTATTAACAACAACACAGACTCAGCTGAAGCAATCTCTAGATCGCTGTCATCTACCAACCAAGCAACTGTTTCTAGCGAGACAGGTGTAGTATCAGTATCATCGACGTACTAAATGGCTACCGATAATAAAATATCGACATTAATAGAAAGCCAGGTCCCTGGATATCTGTTAGAAGAGGGACCTAATCTTGTTGCGTTCTTAAAAGCATACTATGAATGGATGGAGACTACTGGTCAGGTTACAGACGCTAGTAAGAATTATTTAACTAACCGCGATATTGATACTACTGATCTTAATAAGTTTTATGAGTATTTCAGACGAGAAGTATTAGCGGACTTTCCTAAGAATGTACTTGCAGATAAAAGGCTAGTCGCAAAACGAATAAAAGACTTGTATCGCGCAAAAGGGTCGACTGCTGCTTATAACCTTCTTTTTAGAATACTGTATAATCAGAACGTATCGATCTATAAGCCTAGTGAAAATATATTGCGAGCGTCTGATGGAAGATGGACTCAAGATACTATTGTACGTCTAGGTGCTCCTTTTTCTGGTAATCTAGAACTTGCGGTAGGTAAAATAATTACTGGTTCTAATTCCGGTGCTGTCGGTAAGGTATTAAAAGTACTTACTGTATTTGAAAGTGGTGTTGAAGTAAAGCAATTAAGACTCGTTGAAGTTGTAGGTACATTTATTGATCTAGAGAAAGTAACGACTCCAGAAGGTTTAAGTGGTTTTGTTGTTAATACAGTTGGACCGCTTAGTGCAGTTGAATTTGGTTCGGCTAGTGCATCGGGTGGTATTGGTCACCAGGTAGGTGATAGTGTTACCTTCTCTAGTGTATCTGGTACTGGAGCAATTGGCGTAGTAGATGCAACATCAGATGAAGTATTGACATTTGTCATTACAGATGGTGGTAGTGGGTATACGGTAGGCAGTAATACCGTTATTAGTATATCAGGTGGATTACCAAAAGGTGGTTTGACAGGTTCAGCTACAGTATCGGCTATCACAAACACCGAAACTATATTTGCATATACCGACACCATTCAAGGTCTTTCTGACACTCCTATTGAATATGGTCCAACATATAGTTCAAATTCTGGTATCGTTAGTTCTAACCTTGCATCATCCAATGCATATACTGCACTTAGCGCTGCATTAGGAACACTTGAGCTAGTAGCGGGTAAGATAAGTGCTTTAACAATAACCACCGGTAACTATGCTAACAGCTCCGTACCAGACGTATCAGCAGAGCAGATACAAATATCTCCACTTGATATTCCAGATGGTTCTGGTGGTTTCAAAGGTCGCAATGCTATCATTTCACCAGCATTCCTTCCTGGATCAATCACAGACGTCACTGTAACAAATGGGGGAAGATTGTATAATGCAATTGATGCTGTTACAGTAACCAACACTACAAGATCGGGTACTTCTGCAGCAATAGGTGATCCAGTTATATCAGGTGTTATTGAGGAGCAAGGAAGCTACAAAGATACTAAAGGTTTCTTGAGCTGGGACCAAAGATTACAAGACAATTACTACTATCAAGAATTTAGCTACGTAATTAGGTCTCAAAAAGCGTTAAAGACATATCGAAACATAGTACGTGATGTAATACATCCAGCTGGTACAGCTCTGTTTGGTCAGATTGATATTGAAACTGAAGCTGATCTAACTGGGTTGGATGTTGAAACACTTGTATCTACTGATTTGATTGGTGGTAAAGATGGTGTCACGGTAGGATCATTAACGACTACGTTTGGTTTAATTACTCAAATAGATCGTACGTTACCGGTAGAATCTCTAACCAGTACCGTTACTATACCGACACACAGTGTACAATATGAGATTAATCCAACATCATTTACAGATGGCCAAGACTTCTCTACAGATGCAGTTATAAGTCGTGATTCTATACTGACGTCCATCACTCCTACTACTGCCGTATCAACAGACACTATACTGTCTAGAGATATGTTTGCTACGTCAATTGCTTCTACGTTGACTGTAAACGAGCCTGCTGAAGATGTATACTTGCTAGCAGATGGATTCATTTACGTATCCAACACAAATACAATTCAAACATACCTTGGTCAACCAATTACTCAATACCTAGACGATCCTGTAATCCTCGGTACGCCGTTTGTTGTACAGGGTGATGGTAGCGTAGCATTCTCTACCATCATTAAGGGTGGATCGCAGATAGAAATTGAAGATAGGATACCAGGTACGTCTGGCAACACGACATATATAGTTAATACTGTATTCAGTAACACTACGTTCACAATCAACACTGAATTCGTCGGCGAAGCAATGTCGAACGGTGTATTCAGATATATCTACGATGGTAACATTTAACAATGGCTATCACTACTAGCAAAAAATTTAACGTACATGCTGCTACGCAGTTTAAAGAAGGGTTTGACGAATCTGATCCTTCACAAATGTATTTGTTCTACTCTAGAATTGATCCTTGGGGATCAGAATCTAGTCCTCCTGCCATCGCAGATACCGTATACGCGGAGAGAGATGTTTGGAGAGGAATGACTGCATTAAAGAAAGTGTCCAACAATAATGTTACCATGGCTGTGTCCAAATACCTTTGGACTACTAACACTGTGTATACAGAGTACAGTGACACCAATGCCAACCTTGCAACAAGTAACTTCTATGTAATCACAAGCAACAACGAAGTATACAAATGCTTGTTTAACGCCAATGGTG